AAGTTGTTACAGTGTGTTGGGTTAGGTAGTACACAGTTCCATCCTTGGATACCACCTAGTAAACAGAAAAAAGGTAAGCAAGGTAAACTTATTAAATGGTTACAAGAACTGTATCCAATATACAATGACGATGAACTAGAACTAATGGTAAGTACAAATGATGTCCAAGTTTTTAAAGACCTAGCTGAAGAAATGGGTATGGATAAGAAACAAATCAAAGAGCTGTTTAAAAAATGACCACAGCAGAACAATTGGTAACACAACTAGGAAGCATACAAGTGACAAAAGGCAAATTTACTTGTGAATATTGTAAGAAGAGTTTTCAAAAAGAAAGCACTCTACTAGCCCACAGTTGTGAAAAGAAAAGACGCTGGCAAGCAAAAGATAATCAAGATGTCTTGGTTGGGTTTAGTAGCTATGATTTATTTTATAGAATTGAAATGCAAAGCAAGCCCAAAGAGTATAAAGATTTTGTGGACAGTCAATATTATACAGCTTTTGTAAAGTTTGGTGCATATTGTTTGAACACCAAAGTAATTGACCAAGAGCAGTTTACACGTTGGTTAATAAAAAACAAAGTCAAACTAAAAGATTGGCCCACTGATAAAATGTATTTGTTGTTTGTGCAGGATCATTGTAAACGTGAAAGTGTAGAACGTGCATTAGAAAGATTTGTAGAACATGCCGCACAAACAGAATACTTTGAAAATTTTTGGGAAACAGCTAGCGGGTATATAATCGCTGACTGGGTTGAAATGGGCAAGATAAGTCCATGGATCATTATAAGTAGTAGACGAGCTGAACGTGCTATTGAAAGCATGCCAGGCGAATGTGTTGCTAGAATTGCAAAGTGTCTTGATGCAGATTATTGGAGTAAGAAGCGTCAACTCAATCCACATGATGCTAATTTTGTACAGGAGATGATTGATGGGACTACCTGATATTGACATAGACTTTGCTGATAGAACACAAGTTTTAGGATTGTTCAAACATACGCCAGCCAAATTAAAACAACGCAAGCACAACACAGGTGTATATTTTCATAGAGTACCAAGTAATCCATTTACTGACATCTGTACGGTTGAACATACTGAAGCTGACGATCATGGATTCTTTAAACTGGATCTGTTGAACGTTAGCATATACAAAGATGTAAAGGATGACGATCATCTCAGAGAATTAATGGAAAGGGAACCAATATGGGAACTTCTGGAGCACAAAGACTTCGCAGACAAAGTGTTTCATCTAAGCGGGCACGACAAACTATTAAAACAATTGAAGCCTACCTCGGTAGAGCATTTAGCCGCGACACTGGCGATTATAAGACCAGCGAAACGCCATCTACAGGACAAAGGGTGGCCAACGATAATGAAAGAAGTGTGGACAAAACCACTAAACGATAACAAGGCTTATTACTTTAAGAAAGCCCACGCAATTAGTTACGCAATGGTTGTAGTTGTACACATGAATTTGTTATGTGAACAATTACATTCTGCGAACTAATTGTATATTACGTCTCTTAACTCTTTTCTGAATTATGTTATTTAAACTGATTGTAGGACCGTGAAGTACTTCAAAATCTTTGATACTAAATGTAAGCAGGCAACTTCTAAATTTTTCAAAATTTGTTTTGAAGATAATGTTAATAGGTATCATTCTATTGGTACCCCACCACCATTCTTCACCAATTTCTAAAAATTCACGTTTATCAGCTACATTCTTTATATTTTCAAAATTGTACATACTAGCTAGGTTATTATCCATATTCTGGATAATGCCCACATATTCATTTCCGCCATACTTAATAAGTGTTAGAAATGGAAATTCATCTAGCAGATCCTGATATTTCTTAGGAATGTTGTTCATCATATATACTTAGTCAAATAAATAGTAGTAAGGATTAGACACATGTATCAAGCAACTGTATATCAATATAACCAAAGAGCAGAAGTTCTTGTGCCTCAGAGACGAGGTACGACCTACTACGGTCCAGACAATCACAAGCCATTGGTTGTATATAGAGGATTGAATCACGACTTTGATTTATTTACAAAGGACACTGATCGCAAACCACAATCACTACATCATAAAACCTATACTGCTACCATTATTGATAGAACAAATAAAGCACAGGTTTTGATTAAAACTCTTATCCCCACTGATTACGATAAAGGTCATCTTGTACTCAAGTTAGACCACGAAGAAACAATTCTTCTTGATGAGAAAACTTATGATCTCGTAGTTACTTATACAGTCGATAGCACACCAGGATTTTACGGAGGTGCAAGTGATCAAAATCATAGAATTACTTTTGTATTAGAAGTAAGAGATGATGCTCTAGCACAGTTTAGAAAGAGCGAAGAAGTAACAGTATTCCAACCCAACGGAGATGATTTCATTGGCGGTAGGATGGATGGCCCTGTACTTAATAATAGCAAAAGTGGATTGCACACAATTTTTGTAGCATTCACAGACTACACTGGCGATTATAAGATGCAAGCTTCATTAAGTTTACAACCACAAAATGCTGATTGGTTTGATATCCAAGGACAAAGCTATACTGTTACAAGTAAAACAGGTAGTGCTTATCATACCTGGTATGGAATGTATACATATGTTAGATTGGTTCATACGCCTGATAGTGGAAACACTGGAACACTTGACAAAGTTACCTATAGAAGTTAATATATAAACATGATAGTTTTAGACTTTATTCGCCAGCAAATGCCTGCTGGCTGGAAACAAACTCCTAGCGGATGGATCAGTGGTAATTGTCCAATGTGCAGTAAGCGTGGACACAGCCCGGACAAGCGTGGCAGAGGCGGTATACGTTTTGAGGATGATCATTTCCAATACAACTGTTTTAACTGTGGATTTAAAACTGGGTGGAGTGATAGTAGACGTATTGGTGGTAAACTGCAAGAACTATTAACTACATTTGGCGCAGACCCCGCTGATATACAAAGAGTAAACTTAGAACTATTGCGTGAAGAAGAAGCAGGCGACATTGCTGGACAGTATATTGAAAAAGCAAAAGAACAAAAAGTACAAATTGATTGGCCCACTATAGAGCTTCCACCAAACAGTTATCGTATTGGTGAATATCCTATAGACGACTTGGATAAAAAAGAACTAGATAAACTTGCATTGGCTTGTACATATGTTATGAAAAGAGGTATGGACTTTCATGAACATTGGTACTGGTCACCTCATATGCATTTTGCAAATAGGATAATACTACCTTTTTATTACAAAGGTAACATAGTTGGATATACTGCAAGATGGTGTCCTGACAATAGACCAGATGCAATGCCCAAGTATTATAATAATATGCCCAAGAACTTTGTATACAACTTGGATGCACAAAAAACACATGATACTATAATTGTAACTGAAGGACAGTTTGATGCACTACAAATGGGAGGTGTGGCACTAGCAGGTAATACACCAAACAATATACAATGTAAAATAATAGAAGAGTTAGATAAACAAATAGTGCTTCTTCCAGACTTTGATAAAAGTGGTATGGATACTGTGAACGTAGCGATAAAACGTGGCTGGGCAGTAAGTTTTCCTGAATGGGAAGATGATATAAAAGATGCCAGTGATGCAGTCGTGCGTTATGGTAGATTGTTTACTGTAAAGAGTGTGTTAGAAAGTATAGAAACAAATGCAACAAAAATTAAAATACTTGCAAAAGCAAGATGTAGATAGTATAATAAAGGAACGTAATGATAAATTTTACACATAAGACAGCAGGACTTGTATTCGCCGGCTTGGGCGTATACTTTTTACAATTGGATTTGCACAATGATATGCATCACGGAAACATGTTGTTAGGATTAAGTGAGATGACATGGATGTGGCTTGCAATGGCGGCAGTGCATTGGCTGTTACCAGAATGTAGATGTAAAGGAAAAACATGAGCGAAGATTATAGCACAGAACTACAGAAGCTGTACATTGATTTCTTGTTAGCAGACAAGGATCTTTTCGTGCGGTGTAATGCTATACTAGAAAGCAGTTACTTTGATAGGCAATTCAGAGATACTGTTGACTTTATAAAGAAACATGTTGAAGAATATAGTGATGTCCCCATGCTAGAACAAGTAAATGCAGTGGGCAATATTGGCGCAAGTGATGTTCGAGCAACAATGACAGACGAACACAAAAACTGGTTTATGGATAACTTTGAACAGTTTTGCAGACACAAAGCACTAGAAGCGGCAATACTACAAAGTGCTGATAAACTTGAAAACAAAGAGTATGGCACAGTAGAAGGTATTATCAAAGCCGCAACAGAAATTGGATTAGCTAAAGACTTTGGTACAAACTATTGGGAAGATCCAGCAGGACGTATACAAACAATCAAAGACAGTAGAGGTCAAAACAGTACAGGCTGGATGACATTTGATAAGTTTTTGTATGGTGGATTTAATACAGGTGAGCTTAATATCTTTGCAGGAGGTAGTGGTAGTGGTAAGAGTTTGTTTATGCAAAACTTGGCACTGAACTGGGCATTGCAAGGAAAGAACGTTGTATACATTAGTTTAGAACTTAGTGAAGAACTGTGTAGTATGAGACTGGATGCTATGCTTACTGGTATGGGTACCAAAGACGTAATGAAAAATGCAAGTGATGTAGAGTTGCGTGTTAAAATGGCAAGTAAAAAGGCAGGCGGTTTACAGATTGTACAAATGAAAAATGGTTGTACAGTAAATGATATTAGAGCATATCTCAAAGAGTTCCAAATACAAAACAACATTAAGGTAGATGCACTATTAGTTGACTACTTGGATCTTATGATGCCAATTACAGTAAAAGTAAATCCAAATGACCAATTTATTAAAGACAAATTTGTTAGTGAAGAATTGCGTAATCTAGCAATTGAATTGGGCATATTGTTTGTTACTGCTTCGCAGTTGAATCGTAGTGCAGTTGATGAGATTGAATTTGATCATAGCCACATTGCAGGTGGTATAAGTAAGATTAATACAGCAGACAATTTGATTGGTATTTTTAGCAGTAGGGCAATGCGTGAGCGTGGTCGAGTGCAGATACAGTTTATGAAAACCAGAAGTAGTAGTGGTGTTGGGCAAAAGCTGGATCTTAAATTTAACATAGATAGTTTGCGTATTGAAGACTTAGACGAGGACGAACAAGAAGATACAAGTACAACTAGCATTTATCAAAAATTAAAAACAAAAAGCAGTGTAGCACCGGCAGGCGTAAGTGTTACAGAAAATAATATGGATGCAAGTCTACAAGTAGATGCAACAGATAGACTAAAGAGCTTATTGAGGAAAGCAGATTAATGAAGATCAGAATAGCAACTAGAAAAGAACTTAAAAAACATTTGCGAAATGATCCAGTTAGACCACACATCAAAGCCGACTGGCGTACTTCTTACGGTAGAGAAGTATTTGTGTTGGATAACAACGGAGATATTGATGCAGTGCTTTGTGTAGCATACACAGACGAAGTACCAAAATGTGAAAAAGACATGAGTACTCCGGGTTTAGACGTAGCAGTATTTTATACTGTATGGAGTTACAATAAAGGTGCTGGTAGAGAAATTATTATGCAGGCTCTGGATTTAGTAAAGTCTCAAAAACCTATGGTAGAACGATATGTTACACTAAGTCCACTTACTCAAACAGCAACTAGATTCCATCAACGCAATGGTGCTATTAACATTGGTATACATAAGGATTGTCAGAACTTTGAATATTTTTAAAAAGAAAATTGCTGAAGCAAAGGTGCTGTGTACCTTATCCTTTATTATTTGTTATGTTGAACTACAAACACGGTGTATAAAAAGTGAGTCATTAGTATGAGCCTGTGTTTTGCCTGTAATTTGTGTTTGCATGCCATTGATGATTTTGCTCTTATTGTTAATGGGTCCTATGTTCATTATAATCTCCCTGCAACTGCCATAAGTGCTAGTCACCAATGCTCCAGCAATGATATTTACTAAATACTACTAAGATGAAGCGTAAAACAAGATCAATTTTGGAAGAAATAAATGCAATGGCACCTAAGCGTGACACTAAGCATGTTGTTGAGTCCAATGGACAGCAAGTTATTCAAACTGCTATAAATTTGATAAATTTAATAAACGAAAGCTTCGATGTTGAAACAGCATCGGATTTGAACAAACGATTAATAAATGCAATCAGAACAAAGGATCCTAAAAAGTTCGCTCGTGGTATTGGAAAAGTAAATGAAGATCAAAGAAATACTAAGCGGTACTAAAAAACGTTTAAAGCGTGGTAGTCGCAAAAATCGCCGCAAAGGCAAGAGTTTACTAGCAAAACTCAAAGAAGGCGGCAATATCTTTCCGGATAGTGTGAGCTTTGACCACGCTAAGATTCCAGCACTAATGAAACAAATCAACAGTGTGCTTGCTAAGACAGGAAGCAAGGCTATTCCAATTGGCAGTGGTGCAACACCTACCAAAGGAAAAATAAGCGGTGACTTAGATATGATAGTTGATATGGATCAACTAAAGCAACACTTTAATATGGAAGATCAAAAAGATCCAGTTATTAGAAAAAAGCTAAGACAAGTATTTGACCTAGCAGGATTTAATACAGGGCAAAGTGGTACCAGTGTACATGTTGAAGTACCCGATGGTGGGCAAACACACCAAATAGATATTATGGTTGTACCTAATGCAGAGAATGCGGCAAAGTTTCATACTCACAGTATTCCACAAGGTAGCAAATTCAAAGGTGTAAACAAAATGATTACACTTGCTAAATTAGCAAAGGACCAAAACATGTTATGGTCACCTTACCAAGGATTGTTTAGCAGAGATGCAAATGGTAAGAAAGCTGATTTAATATCTAGTAATATCGATGAGATAGCAAGAACATTATTAGGCCCTAATGCCTCAGGAAAAGATATAGGCAGTGTCGAAGCTATTGTGGCGGCATTGGGTAAAGAAAAAGGTGATGCATTGCTAGCAGATTTGCGTAGTGATCCAAATTGGAAAGAGCTTGAGTAATGAGAGCAAATCAATTTCTAACTGAAGCTACCACTAAAGGTAGAGAGTACAATCATTTAGAAGACCTAGTTACATTTGAAGGTAGCAAAGGCGCACTCAAAGCCGCAGAGATACTAACACGACTAGGACAAGATTCCAAAGATGTTAGCATCAAGTGGGACGGCAATCCAACTATATTTTGGGGAAGAGAACCAGACGGTCAATTTGTAATGACTGGTAAAAATGGTTGGGGCAAAAACAAAACAACCAGTAGTGGACAACTACAAGACTTTATTATGAATACAGGCAAAGGCGAAGATTGGCGTAAAGACTTTGCTGGAGAAATGGCAGGAGTGTTTGAGATACTAGAAGCAAACACACCAGCTGACATGAAGGGATATGTATACGGTGACTTACTGTATACTCCACGCAAGCCCGTAACAAGTTCACAAGAGGGCTTACAGTTTACACCTAACAAAGTTACATACACTGTTGACCCTGCAAGTGCTTTAGGCAAGCGTATAGCGGGCAGTACATTGGGTGTAGTGGTACACACATACCATGATGCATTTGGAGATAAGACAGGTACTCCAATCAAAGACACAAAGAGTATCAATAGTAATGCGGTAGTTGTACTAGGGCAAACATATGTAACACATCAACCCAAAGTTGATACAAGTGCAGTTCAGGATATAGTTAGTACGGCAAATGCGAACGCACAAATAATAGACAATTGGTTAAAGCCGGAACAGGGACTGAGTAGAAAAGATGCAATACTCTATAACTATGTTAACCAAATGACCAAAGCAGGTAAGTTAGACCAACTCAGGACAGGATTTTATGATTGGCTAAAAACCAGCAAGGTCAGCCAAGGACAGCAAGCAAAACTTATGGCAGGAGATGATAAAGGTCTTAATGCTATATTGGATCTTGTTGTTAAAATACAAAATATGAAAAATGATCTTATTGATCAATTAGATAACTCAGGTGCTGATGTTACTGCTACAACAGGCGGTGAACGTGGCGGTGAAGGCTATGTCGCAACTAGGGATAAAATTAAATTGGTTCCTAGACATAGATGGACGCCCAATTAAACTTATACGAAAAACACATAAAGAAGAAGTTTATGAAGATGGCAACTATATAGTCAAAAAAACTTTGCCCAATGAGTTTAGATCTCGCAATGCGTTTGACTTTGAAACTTACAAGCGTTTTCAACTAGAATATCCTTGGTGTGTAAAAGTATACAGTTATGAAGACGATGTTATTGTAATGGATAAAATTGAAGGACATACATGGGACGAATTTCATCAATACGCTACCAAAGATCAATTATGGAATGTGTGTGTTAAGTTTAGAAATGAAACAGTAAAAAACTTTCTTGACTTTGCAGGGTCTGATTATATAGATCCAAATCAACATATATTCTTTAACGGTGATGCAAAGCATGCCAATTTAATCATGCAAGGAGATAAACCTATGTTTATAGATCCAGACAGTTTTAGATTTGAGACATGGGATCGATTTATCTTAAAGATAAATGAACATAATACCGAGTGGTTTAATCACTACTTGCTCAGAGCTCATAGGAACTAGACAAATTAAATTAATACACAAAAAAGATAATAGAGAAGTCTATGAAGATGGTAACTACATCATTAAAAAGACTGCACCAGATGCTTTTAATTTTGAACGCTATGAAAGGTTTCAAAAGGACAATCCGTGTTTTGTAAAAGTACACAGTTTTGATGATGGTGTAATTGTTATGGACAAAGTTGAAGGTATGATGTTTAACGACTATGCTAAAACTCCAACAACAACCGTTGATAATTTATGGTATATTTGTTTTACACATAGAACAGCATTATACAAAAGATACTTTGATTTTCATGGCAAAAGAGATATACATTGCTGTGAACCGATATTTTTTCATGCTGATGGTGTACCAGGTAATGTAATTATAGACAATAATAATAAGCCAACATATATAGATCCTGATGGGACAATTCAGATACGATGGGAAATGTTTTTACAAAAAATTACCGAACATCATTTCGTATGGCAAAATGACTACACATATTATGCTCATAGATTTCCTGCAACTGAAATGGAAAAATGGGGCAAGTCACTAAGTGAGTTAGGATATAAATAGTATTATGGAACAAAAGTACACAGCAAAACAATGGTCAGAGATCGAAGGAGGACATACAATGTCTGAAGAATCAAAGTCACAGTATGGTTTTATTGGTGATATAATGGAAAGTAGAATGTTCAGAAGCAAGAGTCGTGTAGAAGGTAGTAATGCTAGAGATATGGCTGACTTTGCAATGATGAATATGCTCGCACTATACATACTCAGTAATGAATACGACTTTGCTCCTGTAGCACAAGACTATGCAAAACGTACAATGGCATATGGAAACTTTAACACATATAGAGCTAGTGGTACTGATCTCAATGTTGCACTCACAGCCGTAAAAAACGGTATGGCAGATGCAGGTGACAAAAACCAATTACAAAACTCAAGACTAGATTTTAATGAAACAAAAATTAAAGCATTCTTAAACACAATCAAAGCTGGCAGAAAACCGATGAGTGTGCCTAGTTTCTTTATGAAACTAGAACGTGACTTGGATATACAAAACAGTAACTATAGAAGCATTAGGAGATTGGCACAAGATTGGCCAAGACTAAACGTAATGCAAAAACAATTGGTAATTACAAGAATGTTACAGTTCTTTAGAATGAAAGCATTGCGTAGTGAGCTGTACAGTTACATCAGAGATATGAGTAGAAGTCAAGGACTTGAAGCTAAGAATGCACACAACGCAGAAGGTGCGCCTAAAATGCGTGGTGCTGATACACTTGCAAAGATGGCAACAATTGGTGCCGCCGCTGTTGGTGGTTATGCACTTGGTAAGTCAATTGGCAAAATGGGCTTATCAGGTTTTGATAATAAACGACAAAGGTTTACTAAGAGCGATCCAACGAGCGGTAAATGACCAACTATGTTGCATATACGTTAGTCGACATTTCTAATACTAATGAAACTAAGATACAAAGAAACAAATTACATTTCTTTCAACAACAGAACTTAAACACACTAATACAAACAATAGGCTTGCGTAGTCAGCCATTGGACATTGAAGTTTTGCCGTTAATGGCACAAGATGTAGTAAAATTTGGCTTCGGAAAACAGTATCAAGGACTACATACAGTATGGAAATTACAGTTTAGTATCGAACATGGGGGTGCAATAGAGAATATGAACAACTTATTAGCTGATTGCAACGGAATACCCATATACACTGGTTTAGAAGAGACTGCCGAAATTAGTAGCAAGTGCTTTGAAACAGTTGGTCCAGTTAACGTGTGCTTTAAAAAGCACACCGATGTACGCTAAATATCTCTAGTAAAGGCACACACATTGGCACACACAGGCTCCGTCAAAATTCCAACACTTTCGACCCGTCAAATTTACTTAACTGTCAAATTTTTGACCATACTGAAAACCAGATAAGTAGTAGTGTAAGAAAGACAAAGGCAAAAACAACACTGGCAAACATAAACTAGACGCTAATATAAATTGCAGTAGCAATAGGAAAAGCAGAACTATGTCAACCACAGAACTTGAACGAACCAATTTAGAAGCCCACGTTGATCTTTGTGCAGAAAGGTACAAGGGATTGGAAACACGTTTGGAAAATGTAGAAAAAGCAGTAAAAGACCTTCACTCAGAAATGAGAAGGATGCATGACGAAAATGTCAAAAACCATCAATCAACAAATAAAATAATGTTAGGTGCCGCGGCTACGGTTGTAGCAGGTATACTATCAACTATTATCGTCTTGATAATGAGTTAAACTTCCGTATAAATACTATTATGAACTTAAACGAGCTTGATAACACAGATGTGGTTGAAGCACAACTAATATGGGCAAGAAAAGGTAGAAGCCTTGTCCGTAAATTTCGTTGTACCGTAGGGCAACGTTCAGGTAGAATTGTCAGCAAAGCAAGTCAATGTAGTGCTCCAATTAATATGAAAGCTCGTATGACATTAAGAAAAACTAAAGCTCGTATGGGTAAGAAGATGGCTCGAAAAGCACAGAGAACTAAAAAGTTTAATCCAGCTAGTAAGGCACTAAAACGTTTGAACAAGAGAAGGTGATCACATGAAAATAATGGATATTATTGACGACAAGTACACAAAGAAAGACACATGGATTAAAGACGGTGTTCTTATGTGTAGTAAAAAATGTTGTGGAACACCTGTAAGCGAATGCTCTTGTGGTCCTGACTGTAAACATTGTGATTGTCATAAACTAAAAGAATCAGGTTATGGAATGCAACGTGGTGTAGCACAAAGCAGAGATGCACAAGATGATGCAATGAACATGAATAAACGAGCAGGTAACCGAGCTATGGATCAAGGAAGAGAACAAAATATAAAAATGGGATCAGCACAAAGACTTGCCAATAAACGAGCAAGAAAGATCCCAACAGGATTACCTAGTAGATTATTAAATCCTCAACAACCACAAGCACCGACGGGACAAGGCTAATGAGAGCAATGGTAACCAAAGGTGGATTGTACACTTGGATCAATGTTAGAGAGAACAAGTTCATTGAAGAAAAGTTCAATGACAATGAATTACTAGAGAAAAAAGATTTAAATGAGAGAGAACAATATATTGCACAAACATTAGTAGGCAGAGGCGTCTTGGATAGAACTGTAGACGGAAAAAATGTAGCATATAAACTTAACATTAATAATTTTACGAGGTAATTATGAATCTAGAAACAAAAGCAATGCAGGACATCTTGTCAAAGCTAAACAGCTTAGA